GCAATTGTCCGAGTATCGGTCATTTCGCTCGGTTAATTCCTGGTTAGCTTCTTTCAATCGCTGAATCTGATTTTCAAGCAGCAAATTCTCTTTGTGCAATCTCTCCTTGTCAGCCATGGCCGTCTCGAACAACTCTTTCCAATGCTCGACTTCCTTTTCTTTCTCCGTCAGCAACTTGTGCGCATGAATCATTTCACGCTTTAGCCATTCAATGTCGTTGTCGTCATCTGTCCCAATATTCGCTTTCAATTCTTCAAGCTGTTTTTTCAACTCGTCACGCTCCGCAACGACTTCCTCATATTTCGCGTATGCAATCACTTTTTTCTTTTGTTCCACTTCTTTTACCTCCTTTAAGATATCCTCAAGGTTCTCACCATTGCGGTACCGTTCCAACTGTTCTGGCGTCAGCTGATACGTTGTGACGCTGTTGTCGAATGTGTATTGTCTTGTACCAAATCGAACCTCTCCCATGCGATACGGAGAAATTTTTGTTAACCGACTCATATTCATTCCCCCATTTATTTACCGGGAGCAGAAGAAACCTGCTCCCTTTGGTTTACTTTACTGCTCTGAGCTTTCTTTCTTCACGTTCAACGTCTTCTAAAGACATTTGATAATCAGCTTCACGAACTGCTGCGGCAAACTTTTCGATTCCGGTATCCCATAGCCCGTGACGCTTGATAACATCCGAAAACTCCTCAACGTCATGTTCTCTAATGGACCAGCTATCAGCTTTGTCTGCTGGTTCATACTTTTCAATCCAATCGCCTGTTTTCGGGTCAATATCTTTGAAACTTTTGCGGGCAAAATGACATAGTTCATGATCAACGAGAGCTACACGCTGGTCATGTTTCATAGCGTTCCAAGCTTCTGCGTTGATGAAAACAAAAAGCATTTTTTCTGTGACAAACCGTTCAAACGCTGTGCACTTCTTTGCTTTTCCTGCCCAATCACTTGAACCTTCACGGAAGTAATAGCCGATTAAGTTCTTTGCATCTTTTAAATGTGGATGATACTTATCGATTAACTCCTCAGCAATTTCTTTTACCTCTGTAGCTTCTTCAAAATAAACGCCTGCCATCTTTATAACCTCCTGGATTATTAGATTGATAAAGTTTGCTGCTGCACATCTAAAGGAACAATGGTGATTTCCACCCGTGGCGTTTCGCTGTACCACTTGCTGATGTGTAAATCCACAACTTGGCTGTCGTCCTTCCAAATGACATTTTTGAGGGCATCCTTGACTCCTTTGACGTAGTTGTCAACATCAGGCTTTGTCGTTGGCCGCAATTGCCCAGCTTCGGCTGCTGCTTTTTTCTTTTTGCTAAAGCTTTTCAATGTAGGCTTGTACACCTTAACGACAAGGGAGATAGGTCCTTCGAGCAATTTTTCCGGGCGATGCTCGGAAGCTACTAATCTAACGTAATCTTTGAAATCGCTCGATTTTTTCGGGTCATACATTCGGATATGGCCGTTGACCGTAGTTGCTCGTGGTCTCCCTTGAGCGACAGGTTCGCCGTAGACAGTAAATTGAATCATCGTTTCACCTTCTCTATCACGAGTACGTGGCGCAATGTATAGTAATCCAAATCATAGATTGATTGATTTTGATATTCTGTGATGCCCATGTCTAATAGCTGACGGATGACGTGTTGTTTCTTAAGCTCCAGCATCAGCACTGCATTCCGCAGTATCAACACGTTCACCCCCTTTCCGGGCGGCGAGTTCTCGAAACCATTCCTCGTCACGTGTATCGAGTGCTAAATCAATCAATGCGTCCAATTCCGAGCTTGTCCAATCCGTAGACACGCCAGCAGGTTCAAGACGGCTCAGCAGCATCCGACGCGATTGTAAAGTTTGTTGATTGAGCCGTGTACGGACGAAAATAACCTTGCATTCAGGCGGCCGTATCCAGTCGATATATCCCAGCCATCCAAAGACAGATTCGTGAGGATTCACGCAATATACCCAATCCCCCGGTTCCATGTGTCCTCTCCCCCTTTTGTTTATTTCCTCTCATAAAATCCAGCTAACGCTGGGAAATGGCTATGCTCTTTTTTCATGTCCCGAAACGTGAGAAATTCATTTCCACGTGACATTGGAAAATCTAACAGGTATTCGTGACAGTTTTTCGGATTTCGCTTGAACTTCTTCTGGAAAAACTCAATTGCTTCTTCCTGGCTTGCAGCAAACACAAAAGCGAAAAGCTTGTCGTCATATTTGAGTGAGAAAACCTTTATGTCGCTGAATCCGAGCTGATTTTGTACAATCATCTGTGCAACTTTTTCATGATCGGCTTGCAAAAAGTCGATCTTGTCGGCATCATCGTCGAGGGACACTTGCCCTTCTTGGAGTAAATGTAGTATGTAGTGGGCTAGTGTCTTTTCCTCGTATCGGATGCTCTCCTCATACAGCTCTCTGACCGTAGTCATCGACAATCTCTCCTGTATGCTCGTTGTACTTGACCCGAACCGTTCCAACCGGACCGTTTCGGTTTTTGGCGATGATAAGCTCTAGCGTGTCATCATCCGTTTCCTTGTTGTAGTACTTCTCGCGGTATAGGAAGATGATGAGGTCTGCGTCTTGCTCTACACTTCCCGATTCGCGTATATCGGACATCATCGGGCGCTTATCAGACCTGGATTCAACGGAACGATTTAATTGAGCCAGCGTAATGACCGGGCAACTAAATTCTTTTGCCATCGCCTTGAGACTTTTTGAAATCTCTGTTACTTGCAAATGCGCGCTGCCACCGTAAAAATTCGCCGGACGAATCAAAGTCAAGTAATCTATGAATATCACAGGCTTTTTGTCTGAGAAACTATGAATCATCTTTCTTGTTTTTGCTCGCATTTCAGCAATCGTTTGACCAGCTCCGTCAAAAATCTGAATGTTGGTGTTCGCTACTCTTCCAATGATGGTCGGCCACATTTTTTTCTGCTCATCGGTTAGTCCTTTATAAAGATTTCTCATCTTCATGCGATTGAATCGGCCTGTTGAGGCGATCAATCGGTCTGTAATGCTGCGGCTCGGCATTTCAAGTGAAAACACAATCGGTAAATATCCTTGCCATCCAGCTTGTTTGGCTAAGTGAATCATGACGTCTGTCTTACCCATGCTCGGGCGCGCTGCAATCACTGTTACTTCGCTGTTTTGAAATCCATTTGTCATTCTGTCGAGTTGAGCAAGACCTGTCGGAACGCCTCGCTTTTTTTCTTCTGGCCGCCAAGGTGCTTCGTACATTTCTGCAAGTATATCTGTTATGGCTGCATGGTCATCTACTTTAGCTTCATTGATAGCGTCTAAAGATGTGATGACTTTCCCGATTTCCCAACCTTCCTGAATGGCCCGGGTCAATATGTTGTTTTTCTCCCGTTCTTTCCAGGCATCAAGGACAAGACTCTCATATTCTTCGATTTTTTCGGCATCGGCAAAAGAAGCAAGTTCATTGATGTATGAGATACCGCCGAGTTGTTCAAGAATAGGGACCGTCGATAAAGTAACAACATCGACGGGCTTTCCCTTTCTCACGAGCTGTAGCATTGTTTTAAAGAGTTTCTGATGACGAGTGTCTTCGAGTTGTTCCGGTTTTAGTATCGTGTCCTTTAGCAAGTAGTTGTTTTTTAGAAACGTGCCAAGTAACGCTTTTTCTGCAATCATGGCCAATCCTCTCCTGCGTTAATATCGAATACAAAATCATTTGGTATGTCACGACCATGTTTTTCTGTTACCACCACTTTTGTTTTTCCTGTTCTCTGTTTTGTTTTCTGATCGAACTTCTGGTTGTACTCCTTCACGGCATCTAAGGTGAATAAGCCTAAATTGTGAAGATCTTTTAAAATCTTGGAAACATATCTTGCTGGATTTCTTGGTATCTGTAATCTCGCTCTTTTAATCACTTCACAAATGATTGCTTCTGGTTCAACAAACTGACTTTCATCAATCCAATAGTTAAATTCTTCAATCAACATTTGAGGTGGAAGATAACCAAAAGTATTTTCAAACTCAACAAACGGATTAGGTGTGCCTATATCATCATCTTTATTTAAATTTTTATTTATATTTTTTATTTCTTCTTTGGTAGGATTACCAAGGGTACCTTCGGTAGAATTACCAAAGGTGCCTTTGGTAGAATTACCATTGGTAACTTTACCTATGGTAGAATTACCAAGGGTTTCTTCATCTACCCATTCATCGTAGTTTTTATTGAAACTGATGATGCGTGGCTTCCCGGGCTGTACCTTTTGGAGAATAATCTTTCGTTGTTCAAGCTTCGCTAATTCTCTTTGAAGTTGTCTTTGATCGTACTTGGTGGCCTTGCTCAGAAAACTAAGAGAAAACTCATGTTCTTTTCGATTAAATCCGTAAGTGTACCGCCAAATGACAAAGATAAGACGATATTGGATAGGGCTGAGCTTGGTCAGCGCCATTCGTTCTAAAATCTCGTTTGCAATTTTGGTATATCCATTCTCAAGCTGTACGTCTGCCAAGCTCAACACCTCCTATTTCTTGATACAAATCGCATATCGCCCTTTAATTTGCTTCACTTTTAAGTTGGGATGGCTACTCTTGACGTATCCGACAACATAAGCGATGTACAATTTCTTATTCCTAGCAGCCATCCATCTGTAGCAGTCAGGGATTCTGATTAGATAATCCGTCACACTGGTTCACCCTACATCCCGAATGGCAAATCCTCATCGCTAATCTCAATCACTTCCCCATCGAACGGGTCAACATTTGTTGGTTGTTGTTCTGGTTGCTCTACCTTTTGTTGTTCCTGTTTCTGCTGCGCTTGTTGTTTCACTGCTTCAAACATCAGCTCGATGCCTTTTTTGATAACTGGATCCGTTCTATCCTGTTTGAGCAACCATTCGAGATAGTCTGGCTGTGCTTTGTAAATCTCCTTCAACGTTTTCCCTTTATATTTGCCGAACGTCAATTTGATTTGTGCCGCGTCTTGCGCTGTCATTGTTTCGACTTGTTCCGTTTGCACGAATTCCTGCATGTCTTCGATGTCTTGTGTGAAGATTTCGGAAAGGCTAGCAAGCGTCAATGTTGCGTCAATTTGAGCGCGTTTTTTTGCCATCTTCAGACAAGTATTGGCCAGTGTGTACGGGTCCTGATTGATATATTTCTTTTCCTTTGTGTTGCAATGACCGACTCCTTCGGTGATTTTCATGCCGTTTTTGTAGACAATGCAACGAACCGTGAAAGCAAAGAAGCCTTTTTCGTAATCCTGTACGCGTTCGATGACCTCGTATTCACTAGTAACTCCGAGCAACATTTGAATTTTTTCTGCGCCAGGCTTTAATAGCGTTGGCTTTTGAGTGCCGGGAATCACACCGTAGTCATGGTTTGCTTTCAACGTATTTTGAACGACGACTTGGAACTGGTTTATTTTCGCAAGCGTTGATTGAACAGCACCAATATCAACGCTCTCGATGATCGACAGGGAATTGGTTTGTTGTTTTTGAGCTAATTCAGCCACGTCATTCCACCTCCACGCTGTATGTGATGCTTTCTGGCTTCACAACGACACCAGGGACAACTTGTCCATTTTCATCGATAACGACTTGCTGGCCATTTACCTCAACCACTTTAAGTGTCTTTTTGAGGTCGCCCCATTTCACTGACTCTTTGATAAACTCCGTCATGCCGTTTTCTTTGACGTGCTGTAAAAGAAGATTCTCGTCTGCTTTTTCCGGTTGCGCTTTTGTTTTCCGTGCTTTTGATTTTCCGTATGGCGTTGACAATGTTTTGGCTTTCGGGTCATCTTGCAACACTTTGGCATGGTATTCAGAGATAAGTTGCTCAAAAAACTCGATATTCTGCTGGATGGACTTCTTTTGTTCTTCCTCCCAGCGATCGATGCGCTCACGTTCGGCTTGAGCCAATTGTTCCACTTCCGACGCTTTTGCTTTGTACGCTGACAGCTTGCGGAAAGCCCAATTTAAACTGTCGATACCGGTAATCTGAAAACGCTGTTTCAATTCCTCTTGGTTCTCTAACTCTTGCAACTCAAACTCTTGTAAAACGTTCATCTTACTTCCCCTTTCATAAAATTTTGGCGATACGCATTAAGCTCTAAATATTGGTGATACTGTTTTGCGTTATTAAACTGAAATATCGGTATACCAGCTTTGTTAAAACTGATTTGCCCACCGACTTTTGACAAACGCCATTGGTCAAACCGATCAGCACTGAATGGAATAGTAATTTTCCTTGCCATTCTCTCCCCTCCATGATTGATTTCATGAGGTGATTCCTGTACTATGTAGGTAAGCTGTTCTAAAGTAAGGAGTCACCTCTGCAAACGTCTCACTCCGCCAAGTGAGGCGTTTTTTAATCCGCAACTTTCCGTATTGCACCGAGATTTTCGGTAAGGTACTTACGAATGTTTTCCTCAAGGACGATTTCTCCATCTGGAAACTCATAGATGACATCGCCATACAAAATTTCATCGCCGCAAGCATCGATGCCACAGTGAGGACTTTCCTCCACAATCGGACGAGTCATCGGATTTTCAACTTGCATGTGTCACTCCTCCTCGTCATTTTCATCCACAAGATTTTTCACAACAGGACCAAGTGGCTCTAAAACATCTGCAAGACCTCTGATAGTTTTTACAATGGAATCGATAGAGTGTTTATTTTTTTCAAGATGGTATAACTTGCTGAACATTTTGCTTACTTCGATTTCATCGCCAACTTTTGGTCTTTCATATCCTGAACTGTATTCAGAATAAAAACCTAGTAGATTAGCGATTTCACCTCTGCTTGCTTCAATAATGAAACCATCTTTTGATTCACCAATGATTTTCATACTCGTCCCTCCTTTCGCATAGATTGATAGTGTAGGAGATGTGCTAGTGCACATCGTCAAAGGCGAGAACGCTGATGACCGGGGGATGGAGTCAGCGCAACGTTCCCACCCTTGACGACAGGCACTAGACCTGTCGCGCTTGCATGGAATAGCAAGCAATGATACAATGGGTCTGTGAGTGTTGATTTGGGTTTTTAGTTGGCGACGGCTAGTGTTGACGCACTGGCCGTTTTCTCTTTTTGCAAAAAGCGTTTATACAGTTCCTCTTTCGCTTTCAATTCAGTTGCTAACAATAGTGCTGGATTTTCTCTCATTTGCTGGCAAAGTCTACGAACCTCTGAGACTTTCATTAACCGACTTGCAGAAAAACATATATTCATCATTCATTCCCCTTTCTCATAACGAGCATGATATCTATTCCACGTTCTTTCATCGTTTCGACGAGCTGTACTAATTGGTCATGTTCCTCTTTCCTCCGTACCAGCTCGTCCAAGTCGCGTTTGCAGCGTTGAAACTCCGTCATCCAGCGCTCCGCATCATCGAAACGAGCGCTTACCCATGCGACTCTTGCGCGGTCCAAGTATATGCAGCCGCATTCCCACAACTTTTCCGCCAACTCTTTATCTTGTGGAAGGACGTTCATGATACCGCCACCTCCTTTTGAAGCAGAAGACGGAACGTCTCTCTCCCTTTCGGCGTAATCAGTGTTTGAACATCTGCTTTTCCGTTCCGAGTGAACTCTTTCATTTCGAATAGCGACGGTACATACGGCGCATAAGGTTTGAGTTTCCCTTTCTGATCTCGATAAACAAATTTGTTTCGAAGAAGCCAGTCGATGAAGAACCGTTCCTTCACCTTTAGCTCCTTTGCTGTATCACGAAAGTTCGTCAACAAATTCCGATCAACAAGAGCGTCAAAATAGTCGGCCTTCGGTTTCATGGCTGCAATTTGTTCATTTTGCTTGCGGACTGTTTCAAGAACGCCGCGGAACATCATTTTCGTTTGATCGTCAGCGAATGGAAGATAAATATTGATGAATAAATCATCATTGGCAACATAACCGCCGGTTTTACGGATTGTCGGGATTACCTCATGGGTAATCCATTTACGGAACCCCTTCGCGTTTTTTGTTTTACTTTCAAGAGTTAAATCGTAAAGATCGCCCTCACTGATGTAGGTACTTTCAAAATCCGTCTCTTTACTGATTGGAATATCTGTGACACCTTGTGTCACACCCTTAATGCCGAGTGATTCACAAATGTTAATCAGCTTATCTTTTCTGATGTATAAAACACCAATTCCGTTTTCTCTTGTGTAACCAAGAGAAAAGGCAACGTCATATAGATTGAAAATCGGTTCATCATTTAGCAGCATTACTCTGATCTTTCCGAATACCTCATGATTAAAAAGTTGAATGTTACTCATTTTATCCCCTCTCTTTTTGTAGGATTTTCCTCTTTCCTGTCGAAATATAATGACGGGAAGGAGGTGTAAATAGAAATGCTTAATTCAGTAAAATGTCAAATGTGTGGCAGTTTGAACCTAGCTGATTCTCCAGATAACTATGCCTTATCAACTTGGAATAATGGGCCTGAAGGAATCACTTTAAATGTCGGCAATTTTATGCCAGTTAAAGTCAAGTACTGTAGATCTTGCGGGCACATCAATTTAAAAATTGATGATGCTTCTTTACGTTCGTTTGGTAATAAATGATGCCCCACCGAGATCTATATTTTTTGCTTTAATCGTAGTCACATTTATAACAGATTCATTTACAGCCGTCGTTGCCGCGGCGGCTTCTTTCTCAAGACGAGAAACACGTGCTTCTAATTCAGAAAGACGTTGCTCGATACTCATTTCAATTTTCCTCCCCTGCTTGTCCATTTTGAAAAGGAGCCCTAGAGGGCAGCTTTCACACGCGCTTCCAAACCGGCATAAAGTGGCCATCCGTCGCGAGACATCGTATTTCGTGCTTGGTCATACGTGATCTGGTGATACTCGCCACCACCAAGCACCTCGATGTGATATGTTTCGTCCAGCACGATTTCACCGTACTTCGTTTCCAACGACACCTTGCCATCCCCGACGATGAGCGTTCCGATTGTGTAGCCTCCAAGGAATGCGTCAATATCGCGAATCGAGCGTCTCATGCTTTCCATATAATCTCACCTCCTCATAGTGCCGGATCATATTCGCGGTCGATCCGCTCATGCAGCTCGCGCTTGAACCGCATGATTTCGTCGTGCATGCTGCGGTCGCGGTTTTTCGCGACTTCCGCAACCTTCCGTGTGTAGAAGGCGATGGCTTCCGGTAGTGTTTTGAAGTCGTATGCGCTTGGGAGCGACAAATCGGGCACGATTTTCATTTGACCAGCTCTTTTTTCATGAATATGTCGCGGAAATGCTTTTCCAGAAATTCCTCCATCCGCGAAGCGATGAAGCACCAGCGTTCACCCTTCTTTTCTGGGTAGTACACAAAACCGCCATTTTCAATGTCGAGCATCGGTTTGTAGCGAGGGTGGAGAAGAATGTTTTCTTTGAGCCAATCCTCGCTGTATCCGGTCCGCTCTTTGAGATCCTGCATGGACCACCAGATTTTGTTCAATCATTCCACCTCCTAGGCCGTTTTTCCGTTTTGGTCGTTTTTAGACTGAAATAAATAGTCAATGCTCAAGTCGGGAAAGAAAGTTTTCTTAATCTTTATTGCTTCATCACAATAAAAACGATATTTTCCATTAATCTTGTCGCTCGCAGTGGCTCGGCGCACTTCCAATAGATCAGCAATATCCTTGACCTTGATACCTTTTCTCGCCATTTCCGCTTTCAAGTTGTGATACACTTCGTTCCACCCCCTTTTTAGAACGAATGAACGCAATTTCGTTCGATTTACTTTAAATATAAACGCAATTTCGTTCGATGTCAATACTTTCTAACTAATTTTTTAACGAAATTTCGTTCAAAATGGTTTACATGAACGCAATTTCGTGCTAGATTATAAATGTACGATATTTCGTACATAACAAATAAGAAAGGAGGTGTTGAAAATGGAAAAAGCGGAGATTATAGAGCGTCTTATCAAAGAAGCTGGATATAGTAGTAGACGGCAATTTGCAGAAATGATCGGTATACCGCCGACAACATTGAATTCAATGTTGAATCGCGGACTGGGGAAAGCATCTATTGATAACGTGCTGAAAGTTTGTAAGGGTTTAGGGATAACAGTAGAGGAACTCGAGGAGATGGCTAATCAAGGATATGAGGATAAAGGATTTAAAAACCAATATATCCTCAGAGAATCTTCCAAGCCATATACAACAAGTAAACTAGAGCTTCCTTTATACGGCGATATTGCAGCTGGTGCTCTTGCGACGGTAGAGCCAGTAACAAAAGATAACGTTGAATATATAAAGTTACCAAAAATCTTGCTTGGTAAATACGCTAATTGCAAAAACCTATTCGCTTTAAAAGTAAATGGTGAAAGTATGAACAAAATCATCCCAAACGGCTCATACGTTGCGTGCAAGCCAATTGAATTTGATGAGCTAAAAGATGACGACATCGTTGTTTTTAGCCATGACAACGAATATTCAATGAAAAGATTTAGACGTGATGAAGAAAATCGGTTGCTTATCTTTAGTCCTGAATCAACAGATCGGAAATATCATGACATCGTTATTCCGTATGACACCATGAACGATTTAAAAATTTATGCGAAAGTCATATGGTACGCAGTAACGCTAGATTAAATCTTTAGCGCTAAAGATTTAACTAACAGGCGGGTAGCTCCCGCCTATCTTTTTAGAAGGAGGTAATTCACGTGGCAAGTATTCAAAAAATGAAAAATGGTTGGCGTTACCGAGTTTCATACAAGGAAAACGGAAAATACAAAACGAAAACGAGAGGCGGATTCCGAACTAAAAAAGAAGCAGAACTTGCGGCCGCGGAATTGGAGAAACAGCTGCATAAGGGATACGACATCAACGCTGGGGATCAACTCTTTTCCGAATACATGCGGAATTGGTATGAGATTTTCCGTAAAGGGAAAAAGAGTGAAGATAACGACAATGATATTAGACGCGCGGTAGAATTCGTGGAAAAGTATTTTCCGGGAGTGAAATTGAAGGAACTAACGAGAGAAATGTACCAGAAAGCCCTTAATGATTATGGGGAAACACACTCTACGGCGTCCGTGAAGAAACATCACACCTATATGAGAGCGTGTTTAAAAGAGGCTTTATCGGATGGCATCATCCATAAAGATCCGACGTTTAATGCGGTTGCTGTCGGTAAAATTGCGCCAAAGGACGAAGAAATCAAATACTTAAACTACGATGAAGTGTCCAAGCTATTGAAGGTAACGATTGAGAATCTGCAGCCAAGATATATTTCTCGATATATCATCTTGTTTGCTTTGGCCACTGGCGCCCGATTCTCGGAAATCATCGGGTTAACTTGGGATTGCGTGGACTTTGAAAACAAAACCGTCACGATCAACAAGACGTGGGACCACAAGTATAAAAAAGGTTTCGATAACACAAAGAACTATGCTTCAAAACGGACGATTACTGTAGACGAGCATACGTTGAGCATATTGAAAGACTTGAAGTTAAAACAAACGGAACTGGCTTTAAAAACGGGTTTGAGAAACGAGCACAACTTGGTTTTCGTGAACAGCAAATTTGAACTAGTTACAAATAACGCGGTAAATAAAACGCTTCGTTTGTTGTGTAAGAAGGCGAAAATAAAAGAAATTACGTGTCACGGTCTCCGACATACTCATGCTTCAATGTTGTTGTTCAAAGGCGTGAACATCAAGTATGTTTCCAGGCGATTAGGGCATAAAGACATTATCACCACACTCCAAACGTATTCACACATCATGGACGAGATGGAGCAGAAAGAATCCCGACAAGTCGATCTAACTATGGGGGAACTATACAATGCAAAATAAAAAAAGCCGTGCAAAATTCGTGCAAAATTTTTTCGAATTCTATCGGATTCTTTCGGATTCTCGAAAAATAAAAAACGACCGCAAACGCAGTCGTATCAAGGGTTTCACGATTTTTAATCCGAAACGATCGGATATTAAGAATGGAGACGGTGGGAGTCGAACCCACGTCCAGAGATATCGCCACTTAAGCATCTACGAGCGTAGTCGGTATATTTCATTTTCGCTGCATCTTCCGCCTACCGACAGGCCTCCGAGCAGCTAG